GGGGGAACCACGGCGGCCGCCGGCATGTTCAGCGCTGGCCGTCCTGCTCCGCGAGCACCCGCCGCAGCGCCGTCCTGATCCGCCCGTCCAGCTCACCGTTGGACACCGTGTTCGCCGCGTCATCCGCCCGCTTCGCCGCGCTGCCGCTGTACACGAACGCCCCAGCGCCGAGCAGCACCCCCGCCGCGTTGAGCACCGTGTTGACCACCCGCACGAGGGTCTCCGCGTCTTTCTCGAAGTAGGCGAGCACCGTCATGCAGATGAGCACCGCCACGCCCATGACGGTCGCGCAGACCACAAGCACGGTGTTCGGAGCCTTACTCATGATCCTCAGCGTTCCTGTCATGTCCGATACCTCCCGCGGCCGGCCTCGCTGCCCTGGCCCATATCGCGGCCCAGTGCCGACGCGGCCGCCGCAACCGTCGCGGCCAGGGTCGCCCATCGGGTACCCACTCCCGTTGCCGGTACGCGGCCGCCCGGTCGAGCAGCGGCGCCACGTACCGGTCGGCTAACACCTCGACCAGCATCAACCCCTCGCCATCCTGACCAGCAGCCGCGACGACGCGATGTTCAGCGCCCCGCCGGAGGTCTGGCGCACGATGAACACCATCGAGTCGTCGACCGCGGCCGAGTAGTACGACCAGGCGTTCAACGCGGACACCGTGGCATCGCCGGCCGCCGTACCTGAGCCGAAGTCGGTAGCCCCGTTCACCCGCATGATCACCGTGCGGGTACCGGTGCCGTTCGCGGCCCACGACACGTACAGGTTGACCTCATACAGTCCGGCGCGCTGGAAGGTGATCGTGTCCGAGGTGGGCGCGAACATCCCGAACGGGTCAAGATCCTCAGTGTCGAAGTCGATATTGTCGAACGTCGCATTAGCGATGCTCTGCGTAGCCGCTCTACGCACGTAGCACGCGGGTGGCTCGGACAGGTACCGGACCTGATCCTTGATCGCCTCAAGCTGCCCGGCGCCCGGGTAGCCGCCCGCCGGCAAGTTCGGCTCTTCCGTCCACGGTGCGGTCACAGCCCCAGCACCCCCAACCGCCAGCCATAGATCGGTTCGCCGGCCGCCGGACTCGCCGCAGCCCCGTTCACGCCCCGGACCACCGTCGCAGTCTGGAGCGGCCGCAACGCGTAGATCAGCGCCTCGCCGGTACCGGCGATACCGCCCGTCACGACGAACGCGGTCGCCGCGACGTCCGTTGCGGTGCTCTGCTCGAGCGCATCGGCGACGATGCCGGCCCGGTTGCCGGTACCGTCGTCCAACTCCAAGATCTCCCGCGTGAACCCGGACAGCGTGGCCACCGACGTCCAATCCTCGGTGCGCGCCCCGACAGCGAACACCACACACCCGTCACGGCGCACCGACAGCGCCGGCACGGCAATGTTCGCCGCGCTGGAATTGACCTGCCGCTGCGGCGACGGGTACCGGGCTCGGTACCGGCCGTCATCAAGCTGATCGGACAGGCCCGAGTAGGCGCATATGAACGCTGCGTTGATGTCCCCTGCGCCGTCGCCCGTGTACGTCACGGTGGGCGCTGACACCCCGGTCACGTAGTAGCGGGTGAACACGCGGAGCTTCCCGGACGCCGTGCCGGCCTTGAGCGTCCAGCCCGATGGCGTGTCGACCGTGGCGGCCGCGCCGTCCGTCCACGCGAACAGCTTGAGCAACTGCCCCACGTCCGCGGTGATCCCCGCCGGCAGCGTCGGGCTTGTGTTGCCGCCGTTCGCAGTCGAGCCCGTACCCACCCCGATGTACGCGGGGGTGTCGGTGGCCATCGTGGTGACCTTGACCGCCTCACCGGCCGCCTGCACGTAGTACGGGGTGCCGAGCGGTGCACCGGTCTTGAATGGCGGCCCGCTCGACGTGCTGATCTTGAATGAGGTGTCGTCGGTGTCCCGACCGACGACGAGCGCGGCGCCGCCGCTTTCCAACTGCCACACCTCCCACGGCCAGCCAGGGGCCAAATTGAACGTGATCGTACGGGTTGCCTCCGTGACGGCCTCCACCATGCCGCGGACCTGCAGCGCCACTAGCTCCGGCGGCAACCACGCCGGAAGATTGTCCAAGGTCAGCCGGTCGCCAGGGCCGAGCGCGGCGACGGCCGCAGCCAGCGCCACATCGTCAGTCGTCCACGGCTCCGCGGCCAACTCCACCGTGAGCGTCGGGTAGCGGTACTCATCCCACGTCCCGAGGTGCCTGATCCAGTCCGCCACGTGCTGCGGCCGGTCATCACCCTCGGACTGCACGTCGACCTCACCCCGGTCGTACTCGCCGACACCATCAGGGTGCGGTTGCGTCGACAAGCGGTGATACGCGTCCGTGGGCGCCGCCAGCGTACTGACCGCGGTCGACCCACCGGGCCGAGTCGCTGGCACGTAGTTGCGTACAGGACTGATCGACTCATCCGGCTCCAGCGGCGGCACGACGTGCCCCGCGGCGTAGTCGAGCGCCGGCCCTGGCTGGTTCACCAGCGCCGCGAACGTCCGGTAGGTGACACCCAGCTCCGTGCGGGTCTCCAGCAGCAGCCCCTGATCGACGCGGCGAGCCGACTGCAGGTTGGCCATCAGTGTGTCGGTGGTCTGCGGCCCCATCGGCGGTGTCTCGTCCAAGTCGCCGACGCTGGCGAACGTCACGCCGTGCTCGCCGAGCAGCCGTTCGATCCGGCGGCCGGCCGTCTCACCCGTGTAGCCGATGAACGCCTGATATAGGTCCACGGGCGGCACATCCGTGTTGATCACGGCGAAGTAGGCGACCGACAGGCTCAGCAGCGGGTCGAACGTGTTCTCGGCTGGCGGGCCAGGTATGTGCGCGACTGCCGGGCGGCCGATCGAGCCGCTGTCCGTGTCGGTGGCTACCTCGACACCGTCGACCCACAGGGCCGCGTCGAAGTTCGCCCCGGTCTGTTCCAGCTTCACCGCGACGTGATGCCAGGCTCCGTCAACGACCTGCTGCACGGAGCTGAGGAAGATCACCGTATTGTTGATCGAGTCGTACAGGTTGACGTTGATCGTTGCGGTGCCAAATCCGTTGTTATGGATCACGCTGAGCTTGCAACGGGCGAACTTTGCGGTGTCCACGATGTCCACCGAGATCGGCGAAACTCCCTGGTTCGTGCCACCGTCAGCGTCCGGCACTGCCCGGAACGCCACGTCAATCTGCCAGTGGTCGGTTGCCGCGTAGTCGGGCACCGCACCGTTGAGGTAGCCGGCGATCGCGCCATCATCGTCGAGGAACTCGGGCGTGTTCCCCTGGCCGAGCGGCCCGGTCACCTCCGCGAAGCCCACCGTCCCCGACGCGGCCATCGGGCGGACGCCGGAGACCGCCGACGCGGCGGCCGCGGCGCTCGCGCCATCCGTCATTGGCCACAGCACCAACGGCAGCACGGCGATCAACGCCCGCTCGGCTGGCGGCCGCAGCGTACGCGCCCCCTCAGTCAGCCGCTGGAAGATACCCGCCGCGTTAATCGCTGTCCGCACCTTCGCTCCGTTCAACTCCCACCTCGGTTGCCACTCGGGGATCTCCATGACGCACCGGACGTCACCGTCGACCGCGAACCGCACAGGCGTGTTCCGGCCGAGCTTGCGGTAGTTGACACCACCGGGTATGCGGTTCGACCAGCGGCCGATCTTGTCAGGGTCGAGCAGCGAGAACGTCAGCTTGCCCGCCGCCGGTTCATCGGACTCGGCGCCGGTCCCCAACTCCACCGAGATGGTGTCATCGAGCAGCACGTAGCCGCCCGAGGTCACGTCATGCCAATCCGCGTCGTAGAACAGCTCTATGGTGCGTGCCACCGTCAACCCCCGCCGGTACCAAATGCCACCTGTGCATTGCCGCCGCCGTGTTGCTTGACGAGCTTTTTCATCAGCTCCAGGATCGCCCGGTCGCCACGGAACTCGATCACCGGCACCGCCGGCCCGCCGCCGCCCTTCGGAGTGACCCGCTCGCCGGCCTGCAACACGGCGAGCATCTCAGCGCCCTGCGTACCGGGTACGATGCCGCCGCGGTGGAAGGTGGGGAGCTTCGGCGCGCTGATCGTCGCCCCGCCGATGCCCGGTATCCAGCCAGGTACCGACCACGACAGCCGGCCTACCGTGTTGTTCCATGTCCGGGCGATCATGTTGAACGCGGCCCGGAACGGTGAGCTGATCGCCTCCGCGACCGACATGAACACCGCGCGGAGCCGGCCAGGTAGCGCCGACAGCCAGTCCCACACAGCGACCGCGGCTGTCTTGATGCCCGACCACGCCGCGTGCCACAGGTCTTGGAACCACGTGGTTTTCATCGCGATCAGCACGATGACCGCGATCAGCGCGATGATCGCCAAGGTGATCAAGATCACGGGGTTCATCGCCATCACGAAGTTGAACGCCGCCTGTATCGCGGTCCAGACCTTCGTAGCCGCGGCGACGATCTTCGTTTGCACGGCCTGTGCCGCGGTGGCGATCGAGAAGCCTTTCATCCACGCGATCGACGACTTCAGCGCGGGGATCAGGAAGTTGAACAGGCCGGACGCCAGGTCACCCACGCCGAACCCGAGCAGCAGCAACGTCTGTAGACCGAAGTCGCCTTGGCTGGCCGCGTTCACGCCCTTCCAGCCATCCTCGAGACCGGTCAGGGTGTCCCGGAATCCCATCGCCCGGGTGTCGACCGTGTCGGCCGCCTCGCCGGCCCGGTCGAACGCGTCATTGGCGCCCTTGACCTCTTTGGTCATTCCGGCGCTCGCCGCGCCCACCCGCCCGAACGTGCGTTCAAGCTGGGTACTGTCACCCGCGAACGTCAAGGTCACCTGATTGGGCATTCAGTCCACCTCCACGCCAGCCTGCCGCGCCACGTCGAGCAGCGCCGCGGTCATCACCTGCTCGACCCGGTCGCGGTTCGCGTGATAGGCCGGGTAGATGTACCGGCCGTCCGGGATGAACGGCCGCCGTACCGACCGGCCCCGCCCGACGCGGCCGCCGAAGTCGAGCCACGGATAGTACGGCGCTCGCCGGCCGCCGGCCGCGACCCGCACCGCGGTACGGGTCGACCGGGCAACCAGCGACCGGGCCGCGGCGCCGGAACGGCGGGGGACGTCGCGGCGGGCCGCGACGACGACGACATCGGCCGCCTGGTTCATCGCCAGACGCAGCGCCTTAGGTAGCTCGCTGTCCATCTTGCGCAGGTTCCGGGAGAACTCGGCGAGCCCGTAGACCTTGATGACGTCAGCCACCCGCCTGCCCTTTCGCCTTGAGCCGCTCCAGCTCTTCCCGCTGTGCTTTCCGCGCGTAGTACACCTGCCACGCCAGGTATTCGGCCTGACTCATCCTGGCGCGCATCTCGGCGAGGGTCATGCCGCCGAGCTTGGCGCACAGGTAGTGGTCGAACTCAAGATCCGGGTTCGTCTCGAATGCTTTTGTACTGCTCCTGATCGGCCCCCGGCATGAGCTTGGACAGCGTTGCGATCCGCCGCGAGAGGTTCTCCAGATCACCGGCCGAGCGCGCGCCCATCATCCGACGCACCTCAGCTTCGGTCAGGAGCGGCTCGACAATCCCCGCCTTGAAGATGATCACGTCGCGTGCGGTTGCGTCGGGCGCGTTGTCCAGCCGTACCGCCTCGATGCGGGACAGCCCCCTGATCTTGATGACGCCCACGTCTGGTAGTTCGTAGTCCTCCACCGTCGGCACGATCGCGAACAACGCGTCCTTGGTGGCTACCTCACGACCCTCCACTGTGTACCCCCTGGTAGTTGGTCTATGACTGTGCCGTGCTGTCCACGGCGCTGGACATTTGCATCTCACAGGACCACTTGATCATGTCGGCAACCGGGTTGGTCTCGACGTAGCGAAGCACGAGCACTGTGACAGAGTCCTGCGGCTTGCCCGAACCCGTACCCTCCGGCTGGCGGATGAGCGTGACCTTCGTGCCGAGCAGGGGCCGGATCGTGGCGCGCGGGCCGCCGGCCGCGGAGCCGTACGTGCCGGACATGGTGGCCTTGCCGTCGAGCAACCCGCCCTCGTAGTTGTGCGCCGTCGCGCCGTACGCGGTGACCTGATGGCTGCCCGCTTCCCGGTCCAGCTCAGACGTGTCGGTCCACTCGCTCAAGTCGTCGCCGTCGAGTTTGATCACCGTGAGGCGACCGTGATTATAGACAGTCATCTAACTCCCACCTCCCACGATCATCATCGTAAACAGCGCGGCCAGGTGTTCGGCTCCAGCGATCGACACCGGCTCAAACTCCACCTGCGACACCCACAGGTCCGAGATCGTCTCATCGGGCTCACCGGTCTCCAGCGCCGGTTTCAGGTCCCCGACGAACATCGACACGTCCGCCCGGACCTGACGGCCGTACAAGCCGCCCACGACGAGCACACCCATCAGGGTCATGCGCTCCAAGCCGCGGGCGTACGCGCGGTCGAACTCCCACGGGTCGGGGTACGCCAGCCAGAACAGCGGCGGGTCAACCTTCGGCGGGGGGAACGCGGTCACCCGCAACCCCTCGATCACGGCCGCCCGGTCGGCAACCGCGTCCATCACCGCAGCCAAGTCCACAGTGGATCACCTGGCCCTGCGCGGCCGGACGTACGCGCCGAGCGACACCGCCACGTCAGGGTCCAGCCTGGCCAGCAGCCGTAGTTCGTTGCCCTGATCCGGCGACCCCGCGATACCGAACGGCGAGTCACGCCGCGCGGCGAACCGCGAGGTCTGCAACCGGCTGGCGAGCTTCACCGCGGACGGCACCGCCGACCAGCCCCACACGGTCCGCACCGTCACGTCGAGGTCATCCACGGTTGGCACGTTCGGCTCATCACGACCGAACACCAGCCGCGTCCACGGTTTCCCCTCGTCGGCCGCATTCGCCGGCTCCAGCCGGTAATCGGTCGCTTCGCCGGCCGCCGTGGTCACGGTAAGGTCGTCGTCCATCGTGTCATCGATCACCAGCACCCAGCGGCCGCGGTCGAGCCGCGGCGACGCCACGTACAGCCGGTCGGTGGCCGTGCCCGTGTTGCCGAATTGCCGGTTAGTGTGCCGGTCGATCGCGCGTGCTGACGCGGTGATGTACAAGGCGATCTCGACGTCATCAATCGGATCATCCAGACGCGAGAACCCCTTGTATTCCTCCGTGGTGATGTAGTCAGGCGCCCACGACATCGACCGGCACTCCACTCACTCGTCGACCGGCTCGACCGCGTCGGCCGCCTCTACCGGTTCGCCGTCGCCGTCGCCTTTGTAGACCTTGCCGGTCCACGGGGACGTGGTCGAGCCGGTCATCTCCAGCTCTGCCCGCATGCCCTCGGACATGCCGAATGACGGCTCTTGCGGCGCCGGCCGTACCGGCGCCGCCGGCCCGCGGGCCACGTCCAGCTCATCGCGTAGCCGCGCATTCTCGGCGCGCAGTGCCGCTACCTCGTCGGCAAGCTTCGCTTTCGTCTCAGCCATTCTCAGCCCCTCAGTCCATCAGGTGCGCGGCGAGCGTGTACGTGATGCTGTCCGCGTCGCCGTGGGTCATCGTGAACCGGATCGTGTCCGGAAGTGGCTTGTTCGCTACCACGTTCGCCGCGATCGTCAGGCCCGGACCGACCAGCAGTTCAGTCGTGCCGGTCGCGGTGACCGCGGCCGCGGTGAGCAGGTTGTAGTACTTGCCGGACACCGGGTCGTAGCCGTCGATCGTCAGCACCACGGACGGCGTTGCCGTCACCGCGGTCACGTCGATCACCACGCGCAACCAGTTGTAGCGCCCAGCGTTCACGGTGACCGCGGTCGGTGTCGCCGTACGCGCGCCGGTCGCGTAGACCTGAACAGTCTTCATGATCCGCGCTCTCCCTTACGCCGGGTCGTACAGGATCTCACGGACACCGTTGGTGTCCGAGATGACGGTTGCCTTGTAGCCCCAGATTCCAATGTAGACATTGGCAACCTCGGTGTTGTCGATCGTCAGCCGCTGCGGTGTCGACGCCCACCCGTGCACGCTGTCCGAGTCGAACAGGTAGCTCGACGCGACGACACTGCCGGTCGCGGCGAGTGCCCACGCCGGATACGCGACCACACCGTTCAGGTCCAGCGCACCCCAGCGCGCCGTCACGGTACCGATCGCGTTCGCCGGCCCGATCGCCGGATACAGCCGCCGACCATGGCTGTCGACGGCAGCGATCAGCTTCTGGTACAGGTCGACCTGCGCGAACAGGTTGTCCATTGAGAAGCCGCCGCGCACGAACTGCAACGCGGCGAACGCCGCCGTCAGCGCCTGATCCAGGTCCGCATCGGCCAAGCCCGGCGTGCCGGATAGGTCGATCTGCGTCGGGCTCGCCGCGTCGAGCACGGCCACCGCGGCCGCCTCGAGCGCTTCGTACCAGCCCTTGACCATCTGATTCCAGATCAGCGACCCGATTTGCGGGTTGCCGCCCTGATCCCAGGTCTCCCGGGAGATCTTCGCCTTACCGGACAGCGCGGTCGGTGTGACAGTGGCACTGGTCGTGACGAACGTCCCGGACGACGGTTCGTTGCCCTCGGTGTGCGCCGCGACTAGCGAGCCAGCCGACGAGAACTTCGGGAACGTGAACGGCGTAATGTCCGTCAGCGTGCCCTTGTTGATCGCGTCCCACATCGGGTACCGGAACGAACGCTGATCGACGTAGAGGTCCGGCCGCTGGCGCGTCGGGTTCAGTTCGTTGACGTCCGTCGTGATCACGTCAAACTGCTGCTGAATCCAGCCAAGCGAACGCTGATGGCTGGCCGCGTCACCGTCGCGCAACGCGGCGATCAGGTCGGCCGAGAATTCGTGCGAGCCCGGACGCAGGTTGCCCCGCCGGTCGAACCGGTACGGCTCCGGATCACGGACCTGCGTCGCCGCTGTGTGCCGGACCGGGTTGACGAACGTTGGCCCCTCCGGCGGAACGGGCGCCGCCGCCTGCTGCTGCTGCTGCCACGCGGTGAACGCGGCGAACATGTCCGCCGCGGTGTTGGCCGGGAGTGCCGGGGGAGGCGACGGCAGTACCGCCGCCGGTGGAGTCGCGGTGCACGCCACGCCGGGCGCGTGACGCTGGCCGCACGTGGTGCACGGATCCATCGGGTTCCCTCCTGACTGGCTCGCTGCCACGGACGTGACCCGAGCGGAATCGAATGCTGGCATCGCGGTAAGGCTGGTCTCCCGCCAGTCCGCACGGTGCACGACCGTGATCGCGTCGTCAGCGTCGTACGTGGTGTCCACACCGATCTCGAAGTCGACACCGACCGAGAGGCCGTCGAGGACGCCGTCCTCAGCGAGCGACAACGCCGCGTCGCCGTCCGCGCCGCGCGCTACCCGCCAGCGCGCCAACCGCCCGTTCTCGCGCTCCTCATCGTGGATCATCACCCCGAGCGGTTTAGTCATGTCGTGATCACGCAGGAGCTTGACCCGCCCGCGCTCGCCGTACTGCAACGCGCCCGGCAGGAACCGGAACCGCTCGTAACCCTTGGACGCGATCTCTCCGTACGGCAGGACGATGCCCTCGATCGTGCGGGCCGCCCGGTCCACCCGGAACCCGCGGACCGGGATGTCCGCGACGAACCGCCCCGGGCCGCCGTCGAATCTGCTGCCCGCCGCGCGGCTGGCCGCCTCGCGCGGCCGGAGCGGCGTGACCGTGGCCACCGGCTCAGGCGCCGCGGGCGGCTCCGGCACCGGCCCCGCGATGTTCTCTCTGCGGCGGATCTCCTCCGGACTGACCACACCAAGCTCCTTAGCGATCTTGTACACGCCCCAGCGTTCCGTTGGGTTTGACCGCAGGTATTCATCGACGTCGAACACGACCCGATAGCCGCGGCGGGTGATGTCCCCCATCGACAGCCGTTGCGTGATCGCCAGCATGTACGGGGACAGCACATCGTTGATCCGGTCTTGCCGCCGGTCGATGTTGTTCTGGTAGGTCCGCGACGTGGTCGAGATCCCCAAGTCCTCAGGGTCGAGCCCGATCGCGTTCGCGATCTCCAACCCAGCCTGGCGCTGTAGCTCCACAAGCTGAAGATCAGCCGGAGATGGGGCATCGACCGTGTTGTATTTCATGGCTTTGGGGACATACGCAGTTGACCGCTCACGCCGCGACGCGGCCCACTCCGACAAGATCTCCTTCACGTCACCGTCGTCCGGCTCCTCCGCGTCAGGGTCCGGGGTGAAGTAGTCCAGCGGCCGCGGGTCGCTCGCGTACATGCTCGCCAACTGATCCAGCAGGATCGCCCGGCGGACCGTGCGACCGGCCGCCTTGAGCATCCCCGGGTTCGGCGAGTCGAACCGGATCACATCCCGAGCTGACACCGGGTCGCCGTCGACCCAGACGGTTGCGTTCCGCGGGTCGTGTCCGCCCGGCAACGGCGACGCGTGCGGCTTCACGTCGCGCGGCGGTTGCAGGGACACCGAGGTCACCGCGACGTGACGGGCAGATGTCGGGTACCCGTCAGCGCCGCGGGCGATGACCTGCCACCACGCCAAGCCGTCGAATAGGAGATCCTCGACAGTCTGCGCAAGCGTGACCACGTTCGCGACGTCAGGGTCAATCTGGTCGACCAGCGGCAACGGCACCTCGCTCAGGTCCGGGCCGAGCTGGACGAGCGGCAGCGTACTGATCGAGCACAGCACGTTGCGGCCGCGGAGGATCGCCGGCACGGACAGCGCGTCGACACGCGAGGCGCGCGGCGCCGCGCCGCGGCCAAGCATCTCCGCGATCATCTGGTCAATCGGCCGCGGGGCACTGTCCAGTCGCAGCGCCGCCGGGCGCGTGAGCCAGTCACGTACGCGTTGCAGCCAGCGAACCATGGCCGCATGGTACAGCCGCGTACCGAAAACGACGATCAACCCGCGTCCGCCGCCGGGCGCACGATCCGCGGCCGGCCCACCGAGGCCGGCATGGTGCGCGCCAGGTGCACCGCTCCCGCCGCGGCGTACACCGCGTCGACGTGCCCGCCGGCCCGCCGACTGAACACCCACCCGCCGCCGTACGGTAGGCGTTCCGCCTCGCTCACCTGATGGTCCAGCAGCGGATCACCCGAATGAGCGACCCTGCCCGCGGTCACCTGTTCGTTGAGACCCATGCACACGGCCGGCACGTCGCCGCGTATCTCATCGACCAGCACCCCCGCGGGTGGCCAGCCGCGGCGCTGCCGCCGGTCGGACAGGTCCGCGGCGAGCGCCGCGGCCGGACCCGCGGGGAACCAGCCGACCGCCCGCGGCCGGACCCGGGCGACCAGACTGGGCAGCGCCGTGCGCAGCGCGTCAGTGCAGCCGACCCCGGACCAGGCATGGACGATCTCGACCCGCACCCGACCATCGTCGAGGACGGCGGCCGCGGCGACCGTCGCGTGCAGCTCATCCGGCGCGACGTCGAGGCACAGCGCGACCCGAGCCCGCACGGCGCCGAGGGTCGCCGGGTCGAGACAGCTCAGCCACTTCGCGGGGTCGATCGCCGGCTGCATCGTCTCGCCGCTCCACCGGATCACCTGGTAGACCTTGCTGGTCTGCGTCATCGTCATGCGTTCAGCATAGCACGGATTACGGAATCCGTCAACCGTCAGACGGAGGGGATGGGTGTGCAGGCGCAATCGCCGTGCTGTCGCGCGCACGCTGCCTCATCGTGTAGCGCCGCGTCGAACGCTCGGCGGACCGCGGCGCGTGCGCGCTCAAGTTCGGCGAGGCGATGGTGGAGGGCGCGTAGTTCGTGCTGCGCCTCGCGAAGTGCACGCTCGATCTCGTCGAGCCGTCGCCGGTCGGTGCCGGCCGCGTCATCCATGGCCATCACGTACCCCGACGTTCGCGCTCGATGAGCCGTGCGCGTGTCGCGCGTACGCCGTCGAGCATCTCGAACACCTGGCGGATCTCGTCAAGCTGCTGTTCGACTGGTCCGCCGTGCCGGACTACGCCGCGGATCGCGCCGAGGGCGATCGACTCCAGCAACGCCGACTCGGGACCCTTGGCCGCGTTCAGCATCTGGTCAAAGAGCCACACGGTGTAAGTCTCCGTGATGATCACGTGGTCGCTCCGATGCGGTCGAGCCGGCTGAACGCGTCGGTCATGATCCGGTCGAAGCGGTGGAAGTCTGCGGCGAGCGCGCGCCGTTCCTCGTGACTGAGGTCCGGATCATGCCCGTACGAGAGAGCGCGCATGTACCAAGTGGGGTCTCCGTCTGACCCGTCGTCGAGCCGGAGCCACTCGGCGCGCTCGATGAGCACCGGCGGTTCGGTCGGCTGGTTGAGGCGGCCGGCGCGCTGCACGGTGACGATGGCGTGCGCGGCGACGGCGAGCACGACCAGTAGGGCGATGAGGTTCGGGAGGTTCGTCATGGGACACGATGCTACACCGATTGCGGATTCCGTCAACCGTGGCTATGGTGGTCGGCATGACGAACACGAACATGCCGCGGACAGCCGCGGCGACGGCGGCCGCCAGCCGGAACGCTGACGAACGGCGCGCCGAGCACCTCCGTGATCGGGGCTGGATCTGCATTCCGCCTGAGCAGCCCGTGTGCACGCACTACGACCGCGACCCGCGCAGGGTGCGGCGGCTGGAGCTGGAGCAGTGAGCCGCGCCACCGAGGTTGGTACGGCGATCGGGCTCGACGTCGAGGGCTCGCGCGCCCGGTACGCGTTGTCGCGGCTGAGGTACCGTGCGGCGATCTCTGCCGCGCTCGATCGGCTGTGCGTCGAGTACGACGACGGGAACGGCTGGCTGATCCGTGAACCGGTGCCGTACGCGGCCGGCGGCATGTCCGACCCATTCGAACGCCGGGAGGTAGACGGGCGTGGGCAAGAGCACACCGAGGCACTTACGAGCGGTGCCGGTCGCGCCAGGCGGGATATGGCTGGCCGCGTCGAAGATCCTGGGGCGGCCGGTCAGCGTGGCCGGCCCGTACCCGTGCCTGTGCGGGTGGCGGACCACACGGGACGGTTGGCGTAGAACCTACGAACGGTGCGCCCGGGTGGGCGAGCACGCCTGCCCGTGCTGGGGTCGCCCGGACCGGGTGGACCCGTCGTGCTGCGGTGGCCGGCGATGACCGAGCCGGTATCAGCGCTCCCAGGTCCGACCGGGGCGCGCTACTTCTCACCCGACTATGGGCTGATGGCGGTCCGGGCGGCCCGCGCGGTTGCCGCGGATGGGCCGCTGGCCGTCGACGCGGACGGCCGGTTCTGGTCGTACGGCCGCGGTGTCTGGTCGAACGGCCAGCGCGACGTCACCGCGCGGATCGTTCGGCTGCTCGGCGAGCGGTACCGGCCGCAGCACGGCCGCGCGATCGAGGGTGTGTTGAGGGTTGAGCTACCCGAGGTGGCCGTTGCCCCGGTGCAGGGCTACCTTAACCTGCGCAACGGCATGCTGCGTTGGGATGCGCCGGGCGGCCCGCTGCTGCTGGAGCACCATCCTGAGTACCGGTCGACCGTGCAGCTACCCGTGGACTGGGCGCCGGACGCGACGTGTGAGGCATTCGACCGGTTCCTGTGCGACGCGATCCCGCCCGATGATCACGCCCGGGTGTGGGAGATGCTCGGCTACCTGATGATGTCGGGCAACCCGCTGCAACGGATGTTCCTGCTGGTCGGGGGCGGCGGAAACGGCAAAGGTGTGCTGCTGCACGTGATCAAACACCTGCTCGGCCGAGCGAACTGCTCAGCCGTCCCGCTCCACGAGTTCAGCGAGTCGCAGTTCGCCACCGCGGAGCTGTTCGGCCGGCTAGCCAACATCTGTGGCGACATCGACGCGACGTTCATCGAGCACACCGGGCGGATCAAGGAAATGTCCGGTGAGGACGAGATGAAGGGAGAACGCAAGTTCGGACAACCGTTCTACTTCAAGTGGTGGGGTAAGGCGCTGTTCAGCGCCAACGCAATCCCGGGCGCGGCGGACGCGTCGCGCGGCTGGCTGCGCCGCTGGGAGGTCATCACCTTCCCGTATGAGCCTGCGCAGCCCGATAGCCGGTTGGCCGATCGCCTCGCCGACGAGCGTTCGTTGCAGGGCATCGCGGTGCGGGCCGTCGACGCGCTACGTGGGCTCATGGAGCGCGGCCGCTTCCAGCACGGCTACTCGGCCAGCGAGTCACAGGCGCTGTTCGCTCAGCGGTCGAACACCGTGCTCGCGTGGATCGCGGAGGAATGCCAGGCCGAGCCTGGCGAGGGCGAGTTCTACGACCGGACGGTCCTGCTCACCCTGTACCGGCGCTGGCAGCAGCACGAGTCACCATCGGCTCGCCAGATCAGTGCGCAAACGTTCTACGAGCGGTTACGGAACGTGCCCGGGGTGCAAGATCGTAAGCGTAGGGGCGTACGCGGATTCATCGGCCTACGTCTACGCAGCGAAATCGAGTTGCCACCCGACAGTGACGATGAGCCTGCCCCCGAAAATGGGGGGCGCCCCGTGCAAGAGGGGCTCTGGCCAGCATGAATGGAGATCAAAAACGGGGGGGGCAAGCATCGCGAACCCCTTTTACACATGCGCGTGCGCGCGAGTGTCCTGTAAGCACCCCCCCATGTCAATACGTTGCCAGGGGGGCATTTCAGGGGGCATCGGTACCTACACCTATCGCGTACGCGCGCGTTCAGTACTTACTGTCTTGATCATCTCCGGTGAGTTGCAGTGTCGTACCCGTGTGCGACACTGCGATCACCAACCGAGGTAAGGAGCCACACATGCCTAGGAAACCGGCCATCACGCCCGAAAGCGTGCCTCTCGATCATCTGGCCGCGGAGTTCGTACAGTTGCGCAAGCTCCAGCGTGAGATCGCCAAGCGCGAGGCGGCAGAGAAGCTGATCATCAGCGCGATCAAGACCGCTATGGGCGATTCGGCCCGGGGCACGCTCGCAGGGCAAGACGCAGTGCTCTGGGGCCGCAGCGTCCGTGAACAGGTCGACGTCAAGACGATCAGGGACAAGTACCCGGACATCGCGGCCGCCTGCGTCAAGCTCGTCGAAGTCCGCTCATTCAAGGTGCTCGACGATGTCGCAAGCGTGGGCCGGCGGTAGCTCGGCGCGCTGGCGCACCATCAGGCGTACGGTGCTCATCCGTGATGGGCACCGTTGCCGTATCAAGATCAAGGGTGTGTGCACGCGCACAGCGACGTGCGTGCACCACACCCGCGGTCGGGCGGTGACCGGCGATGACCCGCGCTACCTGGTTGCGGCATGCCGGCCGTGCAACCTCAAGATGGGCGATCCGACGCGCGGTCCTGACCCGCGGCCGCGGCCTATGACCCGCTGGTGACGTAAGGAAATCGACATGACTCAATGTGGATCGCAGGCGCCTGTCGTGTCGTCGAGTCCGAAAACGATCGCCGTTTTCCCGGCGGCGGACCCCCGGTACACCCGCCGCTCTGGCGTTTTTTTCCCCCCGGACCCGGCTCGATGACCGCACGCAGGGGTCAGGTGCGCCGGGACGTGGATCGGGCGGCCGCCAAGCTGTCGCTCGGCGACGAGCACGCGGCGCTGCTCCAACTCGCCAGGCAGTACGCCACGGTGCTCGACGATGCCCGGTTCTGGGCCGATCAGGCCAGGTTGGCCGCGATTGAGTTGGGCGACGCACCGGAGCGCGGCGATTACCGCCGCCTACAGGCTGTGGAGAAAGCTGTGGACAGCGCCCGGGTGGTCGCGTCGATCGGCCCGCGGCTGCTGGCCGTGCTGCAAGCGCTGCGCAGTGCGGGCGCCGCCGCGCCGAGCCAGCCGGCGGGAGGTGCCAGCGATGACCCTGCGCGCGGTAAGCTCCTGCGGCTCCGAGCCCGACGTGCCGGCGGCCGCCACTGACGTACTGGGCTCGATCACGCCGCGGCTGTACACGCCGCCGCTCGTCGAGGGTCCGCCCGGCCCGTGCGGCTGTGGGTGCGCGCTCACCCCGACCACGTCGGAGGGCTTCGATGTGGTCGATTTCGCGACGGACGTACTCCGGCGGCCGCCGGACCCGTGGCAGCGCTGGCTCTACATCCACGGCCTTGAGCTACTCCCGGACGGGTCGCCGCGGTTCCGGACACTGCTGGTGCTGGTCGCTCGCCAGAACGGCAAGACCGAAGCACTCGTAATCCTCGCCGCGTACTGGCTCTTCGTGACCGTCGTCCCGATGATCCTGGGGACGTCGACGCAACTCGGGTACGCGAAAGAGTCGTGGGGCAAGCTCGTCAAGCTCGTCCGGCGATGCGCCACGCTCGACGCGGATCATGGGCGGCGCTGGACGCGTGAGCAGAACGGCGAACATGAGTGCTGGGTCACGCCGGAGGATCGGCCCGGCGAGATCGGCCGGTACAAGATCGCTGCCTCGAATGAGGAGGGCGGGCGGTCGCTCACGATCCACCGGCTGATCCTCGACGAGCTACGGCAGCACCACACGTACGCGGCGTGGGGCGCGACGGTGCCGGCGATGAACGCGGTACCGGACGGTCAGGTGTGGGCGCTCTCGAACGCTGGTGACGCACGCTCGGTGGTCCTGAACGAACAGCGTGCCGAGTGCCTGAGGTACATCGCGACCGGCGAGGGTGACGAGACGGCCGCGCTCATGGAGTGGTCGGCGCCGGACGGCGCGGACCCCACCGACGTGTACGCGCTCGCCGCGGCCAACCCGAACCTTGGCCGGCGGCTGAGAACGGCGCAGGTGCTGCGCGACGCGGCCGCCGCGGTCGCGACCGGCGGCGAGCGGCTCACCATGTTCAAGACGGAGATCATGTGTCAGAACGTGCCCGTCCTATTGCCGGCGATCGACCCCGCGAAGTGGCTGAGCTGTCTCGACCCGGCGACCCTCGGCGCCGTGCGGGCTCGGGTCGCGCTGTGCCTCGACGTCGCGCCGGATGAGCTGCA